GGATTTGATGGATACGATTCAAAGGGCGTGCCAAATCAACTTAAAGCCCGAGTTATGGAATCGGGGTCAAGCAAAATAAGAAAACGCCCATTTGTGCGTCCTGCAGTCAACGCAACAAAAGATCGAGCAGTTGCGAAAATGGGCCAAGTAATAGATGAGGAAATCGCGAAAATATTCGGAGGTGAATAATATATGGCGAAAGTCGGACTTAAATATCCGGTATACGCGCCCGCTACCGAATCAGGGTCCACTATTTCATATGGAACAGGTGCGGTGCTGGCGAAAGCGATCAGCGCAAATATCGCAATAACGAATAACGACGTGAGACTCTATGCCGATGATGCAGTTGCAGAGAGCGATACAAGTTTTGCATCAGGAACTATCACAATAGGGATTGATGATCTGTACGACACTGCAAAAGTCGCTTTGCTCGACTACATAGAGGGTGACACGGTAGACGCCTTGATAGGTTCGAAAGAACTGTCTGTTGGCACCGCTTCCCCGGCATATGTCGGATTCGGATTCTATGGAAAAGTCGTCCGTAATAAAGTGCCGTATTGGCGGGCAATTTGGCTTAAAAAGGTCCAATTTGCGGAGCCGTCGGACGAATTGCAGACGAAAGGCGAAAACATAGAATTCGGCACCGTGGAGCTTGAGGGGACAATCATGATGGCTGCCGACGGGAAGTGGAAAGAAGAAGCCACTTTCAGCACCGAAGAGGGAGCAAAGGCGTGGCTCGATGCAAAATGCGGACTTGCCAATAAGTGCGCCCCGGTAATATCCTCTGTGAAATCCGGCATATATACCGATGCGAAGAATGTAGAGCTGACTTGCGCAACGGATGGAGCAGCCATCTACTACACCACGGACGGAACGATCCCGAGTGCGACGAACGGGACATTATACGATGATCCGATTGCGTTGACGAAGCCGTCCAATACCTGCATCAAGGCTGTTGCAGTCAAATCCGATCTGTTTGCAAACTCTGACATTTTGGAACTGTATATTACTATCACGGATTAGGAAACGGCGGGAGGTCACTCTCCCGCCTATTTTTCGAATGGAGGACAATATGAGAGAACTCAAGCCAAAGGGAGTACCAATTAATTTTGACGGATATGATCGTCATTTCCTTTTCACGATCAACGTCATTGATGAACTGCAGGAGGAATACGATAAGCCTATTATCGAAATCCTCACAGAAGCAGCGAATATAGATGTAAAAAATCATTCTACACTTATCAGCGTTGTCACTGCTTTGGTGAATGAGGACGTTGAGATACATAACGAGGAAACCGGCGAAAACTGGCCAAAGGTCGATAAAAAATATATCAGCCGCAAGATCACTATCAATAATATTGATAAGATAATTGCGGCAATAACGAAATCTTTTGTTTCTGGGCTGCCGAGAGGCCTTGATGCTGAGGACCCTCAGAAGAGCGAGCGGTAAAGATCGATATCGCTCGCTTGTTATATATAGGCAAAGTTTTACTTACATATCCGGAAAAAGAGGTCTGGAAAATGACGCTCGGGAAAATCATTGTCTTATACCGTGAATGGAAAAAAGATCACGGAATCAAAGACGTAAATATCACGCTTGATGATGTAATCCCACTATAAGGTGGTGAAAATATGAGCTATGATATAGGGCCTCGCATAGGAATCGAGGGTGATCGAGAATATAAGAAATCTTTATCAGAAATCAACAAGGATATACAGGTCCTTGCTTCTGAGCTAAAGAAAACCGCAGCCGAATTTGATGGAAATGCTAACTCCGTAGACGCATTGCGGGCAAAGCAGGATATACTCAGTCGTCAGTATGAGAAACAAGAGGAGAAAGTCCGTCAGCTACGCGCGGCGCTTGAAAATGCCAGGGCGACATATGGAGACAACGATAAGGCTGTTAAGCAATGGCAAATACAACTCAATAATGCCGAGGCTGAGCTATCTAAACTCGATAATGAACTTAAGAACAATAAAAAATACCTTGATGAGGCAGAGAAATCAGTTGACGGCGTTGCTGAATCCATCGATGAGTACGGAAAAAAGGTAAAAGACGCAGAAGAAAATTCGTCGTTACTCGCCAAAATATTTAAGGGTGGATTATTTGCAAATCTTGCAACATCAGCTATTTCTGCATTGATAAGCAAACTCAAAGAGTTTGCAACCGCAGCGTTTGATGTAGCGGGCAGACTGAACAAATTGAGCCAAGAAACCGGAATATCTACAACAGAACTACAAAAGCTTGACTACATCGTCACCGCTCTTGATGGAAGTCTCGAAGGCATAGAACGGGCACAAGCACGGCTTACAAGATCAATGGATGAGGCCCGCACTGGGACAGGCAAAAGCGCTGATGCTTTTGAAAAGCTTGGCGTGTCAATCACAAATGCGGACGGATCATTAAAGAACTCATCAACGACTCTTTTTGAGGTTCTAGATGCGCTTGGTAAAGTCGGCAGCGAAACAGAGCGCGACGCAATAGCAATGCAACTATTTGGCCGCTCTGCTATGGAACTGAATCCGCTAATTAAAGCAGGATCAGAAGAACTGAATAGACTCGCAAAAGAAGCAGAAGAATCTGGCGCGGTAATGAAAGATGTATATGTAGCCGCGTTGGACACCGCCGGGGATCAGTGGGATTTATTCAAAAAGCGAGTACAAGCGACTGTTGGCGAAATCGTTGCGGCAAATCTGCTTTTCTGGGGCATCGTTGAGGATACACGGGAGCAGGTAAACCTATACGAAAAAGAAACCGCAAAAGCTGTAGAGTCAATCGCAAAGAAAATGAGCGATCTCACTGCAGAATATGAAAACGCAAAGAAAGCGGCAATCGATAGCATAGACGCTCAGTTGGGTAAATGGGAAAAAGTTGATTTACTCGCTGTAAAGTCTATAGAGGACATACAGAGCGCACTCCAGTCTCAAATATCGTGGATGCTCCAATATGACGTAAATCTGCAGAAGTTGTCAGCGCGGCAAATCGATGGCGTTGATAGGCTTGTCAAAGCATTGTCTGACGGATCAAAAGAATCCGCTGCTATTCTGGCCGGTCTTGCAAAAGCATCTGATGCAGAAGTTGAGCGGATAGTATGGAGCTTTAATAAAGTCGAACAAAGCAAAGATACTCTATCAAGCGCGCTGGCATCGGCAACGACCGACTTTGCAGTAAGAATGAATCTCATATCTGGAGAAATAACCAATTCTATTAATCAAATGAATGTAGCGATGAAATCGAGGATGGCTGCAACAGATGCCATGAATGGCTATATACAGCAAACACTTGCGATGATCCCGCAGCTTGAATCTGCGTATCGTCAGGCCGGAAGTGCGGCAAGCAGAGCATTTGAAAGCGGATTTTCCGGACAGGGAATGTCAGCCAGTCCAATGAGTGGAGCAAGCTCAAGGCCGGTTACAGTGGTGATAAACAACTCCATTCCGCTTGACGGACGTGAACTCACTCGGCAAACGCGCGAATATCGAATTGACGACGATGACAATGCCGGGGTCAATCTCGTAAGGTAGGGGGTGCGAAATGATAACGACACCTTTCAGAATGAACTCAAAAGATTTCTCGGCCTATGTGCAGAAAAATGGGGTATCGATAGCATACTCTTATCGCAAGGGACTGCCTGACAAGAATACAAACGACGGTGTGAGGCATGTCGATCTCGGACCGAATAAAAGGCTTGTGACTGTCAACTTCAATCCGCAGCCGGAGAATATCTGCGATCTCATTCTGAGCGAATACAGGTCCGGACTGATATATCTTACAGTGAGAGATAACGGCGAGACGATCATGATCTTAACTGAGCCTACATCAGCCGCAACCAAAACGCCGATCATGACAAAAGCAGGGGTCACATGGTTTCAGATTTCTCAGCTGACCTTTGAGGAGCTGTGATTATGGCTGTAAACAAGTTGATTTACAATGGAGCAGAATACTCAAACGAGTTAACCGCAAATGTCGGGCGCTTGAATATGGATCATGCGATGGTAGGGGAAACGCTATCAGTAGACACTCTATATATGCCGGTCATTATTGGTGATCTTCCGGTCCGCATGATCTCTGTGGAGCAAGATGAGGAAGATTGGATCGTTTCGTCTGATGGATACGAACTCTGTTTGACAGACGATACCTCCGCTCCAGTGGCGGTCCGAAATGCTCCGGGATATTATTATTTCAATGACAATTTGGTTGGCAAGTATTATTTGCAGGAACTTAGACAAATAGCTGAGTATGAATATGCATTTACTTTTTATTCGGCAATCAAATTGTTAGGACAGTCAAAGCACAAAGGCGGCCTTTATACCGGAGAAACTGCAGGAGAGGTTATTGCGGACATAATGGGAGGTGTTCCTTATACGGTAGATGAAGATGTTGCGGAAATACAAGTATATGGATATCTCCCATATGACTGGCGGAGGCTCAATCTGCAGAAGCTTTTAATGGCTATCGGCGCGGCGGTGCGAAATGCCGGTGATGGCAGCCTGAGAATTACATCCCTGTCTGATACAGTGGTCGGCACATTTGGTGCCGATCGCGTTTTTGTGGGCGGCACTGTGATTGACAAGAATCCTGCGTCGGCAGTACAGGTAACGGAGCATAACTTTATACCGTCAGAGGATGAGGTTGTCCTGTATGAGAATACAACATATGATACGGAAACGATCATTTTCAGTGAGCCGTATCACGACCTAGATATAACAAACGGCACGATCATTGAATCAGGAGTAAATTATTGCACCTTTGAGGGCGCTGGAGCGGTCATTATTACCGGAAAGAAATATATCCACGTCACTCGCTTAATTACAGTCGGCGAGATTACCGGCAACGAGGACGAAATTGTTAAATCTGTCACAGAAAATACACTTATAAATCCGTTCAATGCGACTGAGGTGGCCGAGCGTCTTTATGATTTTCTGACCGTCGCACAGTCGATTCGTCAGGAGGTCATATTCGGACACGAACGTCCGGGCGACGTAGTAAAAGTTTATCATCCATATACACGGCAACTCGTCGATGCTACGATCAAATCAATGTCTATAACGATGGGGTACAATCAACTCAGAGCCTACACTGAGTTTTTGGTCGGATACATACCGCCCTCACTCATTAGCGGCTTTACCAATTACACTGTCTTGACTGGCTCAGGAGAGTGGACAGTCCCCGAAGGCGTTACAAAGATACGCGTCATCATCGTCGGTGCAGGTAGCGGTGGGGCTGGCGGCAAAAAAGGCCAAAAAGGGCCACAAATAACTTCGGACAATTACGGTGGCGAAGGTGGCGAAGGTGGAGAAGGCGGCGCTGGCGGCCTTATCCTCGAAATAAATATGATTGTAGCACCGAGTGCTCATATTTCGTATTCTTGTGGCAGCGGCGGGACAGGTGGCAATCCGGATAGTCAGGGAACAGCCGGAACAAATACGATATTTGGCAGTTATTCATCTGCCTTGGGCCGCCAGTGGCCGGATGGATATACTGAGCCCAAAACAGGGATGATTTTAGGCAAGTCCGGCAATACCGGTATAAAAGGCGGCAGAGGCCGATCGTTTTTTGAGGATGCCGAAGAAGATATTATCGAATACGATGGTATGACGTATTATCCCGGGCAAAACGGAGCAACCGAATACCGTGGTGGCGACAATGCCGGGTACGCAATAGGTGGCGGTGGCGGCGGTGCAGCTGTCGGAAGTAATGGTGCGAATGGTACCGACGGTGTGTGGCGATGGGCAAACAGAACGGGTTATTACGGCGACTATCGAGGCTACTGGGCAGATCACGGAAATGGTGGTAAGGGCGCGGACGCAACAATTGACGGCGAGGACGGTGCGTCCTACGGCTGCGGCGGTTCTGGTGGTCACGGCGGTGGCGGTGGTGGCTGGGCTGCTGGCAACTTACCGCACTTCGATCATCCTGGCACACCGGGACAAGGCGGCAACGGCTCAAAAGGCGGCGATGGTGCTGATGGCTGCGTTATCGTCTATTATTAAGAGGTGATGATATGGCATTATTCAAGTCACGCTTCACAATATCACAAATAGAAGAGGCTATAAATCGGGCGCTCAATATCATTGTTGAGGGAAAAACATACATCAACCGCGGTGCGTGGCAATCTGGCGGAAGCTACAGCAACACGGAGGAATCGATTGACTATGTAATATACAATGGCATGTCGTATTTTTGCCTTGTGACACACTCTGGACAGACAGATCCCCCGGACGAGGATACAACAAATTGGGCGCCGCTATATGCGTATGAGCCATTTTTGAAAAACGCGCCAGAGGATGAGATTGATGACTCCGATTTCCTCATCTTTGTTGATTCATCAGACGACGAGCGGACGAAAAAAATCTCATGGGCTGATATAAAGGAAATGCTGCCTATCGACATAGATCAGCCTATCGAAATGAGAGCGACCGAAACACATATACAATGGCGCTATGTCGGAACGGCAGATTGGACAAACCTTATCGCAATCTCAGAGATAACTGGCCCACAGGGGCCAAAAGGCGACACCGGAGAAAAAGGCGCAAAGGGTGACCCCGGCCCCGGTTTAGAGTTTGACTGGAACGGCACACAGCTTGGTGTCCGTGTCGAAGGGCAAAGCGAATATGTCTATGTCAATCTCAAAGGCGATAAAGGTGATAAAGGAGATAAAGGCGAACAAGGACCACAGGGCGACCCTTCTACAGTAAATAACATTGTAGCGGTAGATGGTAATATAGAATTAACAGCAAATGATATTCCCTATGATGAAGATACATCAGTACAAGGCGCTATTGATGAACTTAGGCAACAAACTAACACTTTGGATGCCGATGTTGTTGCACATAAGGCAGATGGTACGCAACACGCAAAAACAGCGAGATTTGTCATAGGTACATCAACATCTGGTTGGACAGAAAAAGATTGTGATTATCTTTGCGATGGAACAAATGACCAAGAAGAAATTATACAAGCACTAAATGATTTGCCCGCAACT